TTTTTCTTAATATATCTACTATCTTTTTATCAAGATAAACATCTGGATATTCATCTTCTTTTATGTATTTAAGAAATAGTAGAAAAGGTTTAATAACTTTCCATTGTTCTTTGTCAAGTCTAAACTCTAACATAGTTACTGCAGGTTTAACACCAAACACATTTGACAATACGATTAAATGATTGAGAATTAATCTATATGCGAGTTTACCACTTGTCAAGTATCTGTTTGATAATCTTTTGAGATATATGAAACGATTTAAATCTTCATAGAATTCTTCTATGTCAGTAAAGGTAGGATTATAATAGTTTTTTGCGGCGTAAAGAAATAAATTCTCTTCATTCAATTTTGTAATCATAATATTATCTATAAGAGATTATTCTTTCTTTTTTCTTTTCCTGGTCTTTTTTGGAGTTTTTGTAGTTTCTGTGAGAACTTCAACTACAGGTTGAACTTTAGAATCTTCCATAGTTGATGCGATATACTCATCAATATCTTTTTGAGATAGTTTTCTGACTGATAATATTTCTCTTGTCCGCGGGTCACGCCAACCGATTGGAGTCGGTTGGGCGTTTGGACAATATGGAGGGGGTTTAATAGTCATAATTTTAATTACATTCTATCTATGTTTGCTTGTTTTCTTTTAAGTGCGTCTTTTTGTCTTTTCTTTTCTTGGTCTAATCTGTCCTGACTTCTCTTTTTCATAACACTCTTTACTTTTTTAACTGCCTTTTGACCAATGGTATCAGGTGCACGAACTGTTGTTGCTTTTCCATCTTTACCTGCAATAAATCTTCCGCCAGAAGGACCTTTGGTTACACTACCTGGTTTAGGTTGTTTTTCTGCTTCTTTTTCTTTTTTGTTTTGGTCTATTGCCGCTTGTGCATCTCTGACTTTTGCTCTTTTTCTAATTTCATCTCTGGCCTTATCACCTTTTGCTACTGTTCTTCCTGATTTAGAAAATCTATTAAAATCTCTTTCGCCACTAGCATCTTTATATTTTACTTTATTTCCTACTGCTTTTGCTACTTTTATAGGTGCAGTAACAGGTTTAGCGGCAGTACTTCCTACCGCTCTTACTACTTTACCTAAAAAACTACCTTTTGCTTCTCTTATTTCTTTAACAGTTTTCATGAAACTATGCCTATTCATCAATATCTTTTTTATCTAACACCATTCTAAATGCGTCAGTTAGTTTTTTCATTGAAGCAATAGGTGATAGTTCTTCTTTGAAACCATCTGCACCTAAATCTTTACGACCTTTTTGAGATTCATCTGAAACTTTGTTAATGATATTTTTGTCGCCTTTTTTACTATCATTAGGTCTTGCTTTACCATTAGGTCCAGACCTTTCTGCTTTAGCGGCGTCATCATGACCTTTTCTATCGTCATCTCTCATTTCAGCACCATCTTCAACATCTTTTTTCATTTGTTTTGCACCAGCACCTTTTAGATTATCTTCAGGTTTTTCTGCTTTATCTTTGTGTGGTGTTTGATTTGCTTCAATAACTGATAGTAGTTTATCTCTGAATGATTCTACTGTTGATTTTTTTGATTCTGATTTCTTCATGTTATCTACCTTTGGATTCATTTCGACTTCATTATCGTTTTTACCATTAGCATCACCATTACCGTTTTTCTTTTTCATATTTTTAGTAATTGCTTTTCTTCTTAAATGAAGATATTCATCAGATTTATCTGTATCGCCATCATTGTCGATATCTTTGTCTTTTCTGTCTGCGAATTTCTTCTTAAGTGCTTTAGGTTGAACTTTGTCCATACCTTCACCATCATCAGACACGTTATTCGTGTTATCTTCTTTTTGTTTTACTCTTTCAAGTATATCTTTTAAACTCTGTAAGTCCATATGTACCCCCTACATAAAAATATTTGTTGTTATTGCTCCTGCGACCGCTATTAATACGACCCAGAATAACTTCTGTATAAAACTAACAGTTCTTTGATTTTCAAGAACAACTCTTTCGATTTCATCTATCTTTCTTGATAAACGATTTGTTCTTTCAAAGTGATTCTGTTGGTTCTCATGTAAAGAAGTTATCTTTTCTTCAGCACGAGCGAGAGATACCATAGCATCGGCGAGTTTGTCTAATTTATCTTCTATGCGTGTCAGTCGAGTATTAGTCGTTTCTGCCATGTCATCTTTCCCATTTAATTTAATACAGTATTATTTATAATAGTTTATTTTTCAACTTTTATAAAAGTTTCTTCTATTTCTTCTATTGTTGTAAAACTATTCCATAATGAGTATACTAAAACTCCTATATACAGCGATACTAATACAACAATGATATGTGGTAAATATTTCATTTAATTATCCTTATTAGTCTTAATAATGCTTTTACTTTTAATACAAAAAGGACATAAGACCATTTCCAAATTAGTATTTTAATTTTAATTAACGATTTAAGTATTCTCATTTCTTCTCCATTCTTGGTTTGTAAATTGTAATAAGTTCTTTCTTCCCTTTAACATTTATTTTATCAACTTCTACTGATTCAATATTTGTTAATTGTTCTTCTGTGTATGATGAATAAAGTATAGGTGTAACATTACCATTCTCATCTTTATATCCTCTAGTCGCAGTTTCTAATCGTGCGGCCAGATTCACAGCATCACCTATAACTGAATAATCAAACCTTGTATCACTACCCATGTTACCAACAATACATGTTCCTGTATTTACACCAGAACCTATATTGATATCAGGTAGTCCTTTACTACGAAAATCTTCTTTCAATCGTTCTGTTTCTTCAGCACATTCTATCGCAGTTTTGACTGCCATCTCTGCGTGGTTTTCACAGTCAAGAGGTGCGTTCCAAAATGCCATAATACAATCACCCATATATTTATCTACACACCCACCATTGTCTAATACAATCTTAGTCATACGATTTAAGTAATCATTAATAACTTCTACTAATCCCTCTGGGTCATCTCTGTCTTTATAGTATTCAGATATTGGTGTAAATCCTACAATATCCATAAACAAGAAACTCATCTCTTTTCTTTCACCACCAAGTTTTAATTTACTTGGGTCTTTCTGTAAAGCGGCAACTTGTCTTGGGTCAAGATATGTTTCAAACTGTTTTCGTATCTGTTGTTTTAATCTAAACTCTAATATAAATCTATTGAATATCGCATGGAATCCTACTATTGTCATCACAATAATAATCCAACTGCCGTCAACTAACATTAGTTTTTCTTTGAAGAAGTAATTGACTGACCAATACACAATACCATAAGATGATAATAATATAATACCAAGTGCCCAATATGGTAAGTATCTTGCGAATACTACAAGAATCGCACCAATCAAGAATGATACTGCCAACTCAGCAATAAATGATATATCAACTCGTTCTATATTCTTACCATCTAGTACAGTTGATAATGTAGAAGCAGTCAATTCATATGAATACTTCTCACCTACTGGTGTCGCAATGATACCACCAAGACCCTCAGCACTCATACCTATGATAACTGTTCTACCATTGAATGTGTCAATTGTATCTAAATCTACAATTGATGTAGTCATATAATCTTTATTCCAACGCAACCATATTCGTGAATGTGTGTCTGTATTAATTGTTTCAAATCCAGGCACACGAACTGCGATTACACCACCTTCACCTGCTTTGACTTGATAACTTGGGGCCGCAGTCGCAACACGAATAACTTCTACTGCCATGGCAGGATAAACTTCTTCACCAATTCTCATCAGTAAAGGTATTCTTCGTACTACACCATCTATCTCTGGTGCTGTGTTTGTTACACCTACACCATCTGCGTATGTACCAAATTCTTCAATAGGTCCTAACATACCACCCCATTCAAACAACCATGGGATTGGGTCACCTATCTTCGCAACACCTCTTGGTACTGCGTTCTTATTGATTTGATTTGTTCCTGTTTGTGCGATAACAACACCATTCTCATACATCATATTGACGAGTGCTTCATCACCACCAAGTCTATCGTATTCAGAAAACAGTATAGGCATTACTATGATACCAGCACCTTTTTCTCTTAATACTGCGATTACATCTGCGAGTACACTACGATTCCAAGGCCATTGACCATATTCTTCTATTGCTTTTTCATCAATAGAAACTATGTGAATATCAGATGAGATTTCTTTTTCTTCTGATTGTAGTAACAAGTCAAAAGATTTAAGTCGTAATATCTCTTTAACTTGTGGGTCTTGTATACCAATATATGTCAACGCAATCAATGTTGCGAAGGCAATTGTCCAGTGTGTTAATATCTTTTTTATCATTGTTGTGTTA